TTTTGCAACTGCACGTCGTGGTTCTATTATACCAAAACTTTATGCACTATATAATACTTTAAGTTCTACAAACTTTATGTGAATTTTTCTAATTTCACATACAATTTGCATAATAATACTGTTTTTTTTACTATGCAACACGAAATGCAACACAAAATAAAAAAAGTACCGTAAATACAGTACTTTTAAAGCAGGGGATGAGGGATTCGAACCCATAACAGCGATATTGTTTAAATTTAACTAATTATTTGAAAGCCGTAAAAGTACCGTAAATACAGTACTTTCATGATTTTCAATTCCGTTTTAACATGATTATTTATGTTAAAATATAACACTATGCAACACGAAATGCAACACGGAGATGATACAATTTTTAGTTGCCAGCAAATTGATAGTAATTTTATGCTGGCAACTATTGTCAGACAATTTACTCAAAAATTTATTTGAAAACGTCCATTTAAATAGGTAGAAACTCGACTTTGTTAGTCTAAGATTAGCTTAAGCAGAAACTTAACTCAAATTGCAATCAAGTCACGCCACATGTCCTGTCCACAGATGCCATCGCCTCTACCATTTCCGATTTTCTTACCCTGTTTCATTCGTTCTACTTGATATTTGTTGACAGCGTTCATAAGCTGTTTTCCAAATACTCTATCTAACTTCCCATCATAGTATCCTCGTGCTTTCAGAATTTCTTCTAAAAGCAATACACTTGTGTTAGAGTCCCCAGCTTTACAGGTTTTTGGTTCAAACATATATTGTACCTCCTTTGTCGCATTTACTGTTGTATTAGATGCGCTAGTATTAGTATTATTTGTACTCTTTGCATTAGCAATTTCTGTAAAAGGAAAATTCTTGCCTGGGCAATTTGTTGAGCATACTTCTCTATGAGCCTGTACTTTGCTAATTTTATATTTCTGCTTAAGATAAGCTACAAGCTCTTTTCCGGCATTAATCTGCGCCTGGGGCATAGTTTCCGTCATATAAGAACCCTCGAAACAAATTCCAATGCTATCAGAATTTGAGCCAGATGCGTGTGCTCCTATTTTATTTTCCGGACGTAATCTGTAAACAGTTCCATCTTTTCTCACAAGAAAGTGATATCCTGCTCCAGACCAGCCATTGTTCAAGTGCCACTGGTGAATATCCTGCGCTGTACAGTGACTAGCTTCTGCGTGATGAATAATAATTCTGTTTGTACTGTTTCTATTTGTCAAAGCAGTTCTGAACTTTAAATTTGTTTCAATAATATTCATGCCAATCTCCTCTTTGTTCTTCAAAAAAAGAGGGCTTTTCCGCCCTCTAAGTTTATTTTTTATTGTATTTACTTCTGTTCCAAATTTTTGTAATCCGTTCCCATCCTCCTGTGCTTACTAAATACACAATAAAAGCAGCAATCATGGCAGCGAAAATATAATACCACTCAATCACTATTTTATAGTAAGTACACAAGATAATTACGCTAATTGGTGTCAAAATCAATGCTGTGACTAATGCAATGACATTTGTCTGAATCTTTTTAAGACCTGGCATTTCTTTGATTGACTGCACAATCACACTTACTAAAAAAGCAAGGACTCCGATTCCTGTCAACAGATAGCTCATATACTGCAATAGTATCTCTACACTAATTACTCTTTCCATTCTGCACCTCTCTTTCCAATTCTTCCAAACTATCAATTCTGTGATGAGCAGACCGTGTGGACTGCTCTACCACTACCATTCTCTCAATCAGATTATTATGTTTCTTTACTTTTTCTTCCAACTGTTCAATGCGATACATTGTCAGCTTATTCGCCGTCATAATCCCCGCAAGAGACCCTGCAAGTGTGCCAAGCAAGGAGCAGACTGCAACTACAACTTCTGGTTGCATTGCGCCACCTCCTATGCTAATACCCAGCAAAGATTAATATAATATTCTTTGTTAGCCTCTGATAATTGTGTGTCATTTACAAGAGCTACTACTCCATCTGTATTAATTCCGATGTTTCCGTAACGCAAATCATATCGAGGAGCAAGGAGACGCACATAGCGATTCGGGCGATAACCCGCCGGAATCGTTGCAAGTGTTGCACCTGCCGCTGTTGCACTTGTTTTTAATCTTCCTAATGCAACCACAATATTACCATGCTTTCTAAGTGTGATATCTCCTGTGTTTCCGCTTGCTAAAGTTGCTTTTGCTGTCGTTCCATTGAAAATTGCTTCCGCTGTTGTTGCAGAATTATCCGAATTTGTATGTGCTACCTGTGCAGAATCTGTCTTGTGATGATATTCATCCCATGTACTTCCGTTAAAAATTTTAAAAATTGCTTTCTTAATTGCCATCTTTTTGCCTCCTACTATATATTAATCCAAACTGTTCCAGTCGCTACTCCAATTGGAGCAGATGTCTGTGCATAAATTTTTGTTCCATCTGTGCCTTTAGGACCAGCCGGTCCTGTTGCTCCTTTTGGTCCAGTATCTCCTTTCGGTCCAGTCGCTCCAACTACTTTACCTAAATCAACTGTGCTTGCCATTTTTTACCTCCATTTTACGGATAAATTGCAATTAAATGCCCATTTGAATCAATCTGAAACGTCGGGCTATCACCTTTATCACCCTTTGCACCAGTTGCGCCTTTTTCTCCAGTCGCACCTTTTGCTCCTGTATCGCCCTTATCACCTTTATCTCCTTTAGCCCCTGTATCGCCTTTTGAAGCGATTTTGAGCCAATACGTAGCATTTGCTGGGGTAATGCTAGAAGAAGCTGTGTGGCTCTTGATGCAGGCATAAGTATTGCCATTGTATGTAACGATATCAATATAAGATGTATCATTCACATAAGCTGTCCCAGATGCCCATGTATTTTTCAGTCTCATACTGACACCAGCCGAACCTTTTGCGCCTGTATCTCCTTTTGCGCCTGTCGCTCCAGTATTTCCGGTTACACCTTTTGCCGCAATTTGAATCCAGTATGTAGTATTTGTCGGAACAATACTGGAAGAAGCAGTATGACCTTTTACACAAGCATAAGTACTGCCGTTGTAAGTTACAATATCAATATACGTTCCATCATTGACATAAGCGGTTCCAGATGCCCATGCGCCTTTTAAACGCATACTCACACCTTTTGCACCTTGTGCCCCCTGCGGTCCCTGCGCTCCAATCGGTCCTTGCGCACCAGTATCACCCTTTGCACCTGTCGCTCCAGTAGCTCCTGTTGCCCCCTTGATATTGCCAGTCTTCGACCATGCACCAGAGGCTCTTTTATATACATCAAAATTCGATGTATTTAAGAAGAAATCTCCGTCTTTTCCCTGCGATGTAGTCGGAACAGCCGTTCCAGTTAACCATGTTGCGCCATCTGCGCCTTTCGCTCCTGTTGCACCGGTTGCACCCTTGTCACCTTTCGCTCCTGTTGCACCGGTTGCACCTTTATCGCCCTTGTCACCTTTTGGTCCTTGTAAGTCAACTACCATCTGAAAACCAGAGATATGCACTTTGTATCCTGCCGGAAGCCCTGCTTTTAACTTAATCCCTTTTCCATCTGAATTTTCAGTAAATGTCGTTCCATCCTGTCGTACACCATCAACATATACTTCCAGAGCGTTTCTGTTTAACGGAAACTGATAATCTGTCCAAGAGAAAGAAGTCTGCCCCTCTGTAGAAGTAAAAATCTTCTCAAAGCGAATATAGCTTTCTGTACTTCCTGCCGGTCCCTGAACACCTCGTTCACCTTTCGGTCCCTGCGGACCTGCCGCACCGGTATCACCTTTATCACCCTTTACACCCTGAATACCCTGCGGTCCTTGCGGTCCCTGGTCACCCTTATCGCCTTTCGGTCCTTGAATACCTTGTGCACCAGATAAGTCGACGATATAAGTATAGGCGCTTGAACTTTTACAATATAATTTACCGGTATCCACATCATTTACACTCCCGGTATCAATCATGACAAAACTTCCTACGCTTACTCCATCTGTAGAATATCCAGCATTCATGGCTGATACACTTTTGTAAATTTTAGCGATTTTAAACGGCTCTCCCGGGTCACCTTTTAGTCCCTGTTTTCCTTGAGGTCCCTGTGGTCCCTGTGCTCCTTGCGGTCCCTGTGGACCAATTACTTTGCCTAAATCAACTGTACTCATTATTTACTCCTTTAATCTTCATAAATTGCAATCAAATGTCCATCGGCATTTATCATCATCTGAGGCGTTTTTCCATCTTCTCCTTTTATTCCCTGAATCCCCTCTACCAGCTGCATAGAAGCGGTGGAAATATCTGAGATTTTTTCTAAGATGGTTTTCTGTGTCGTTCCAAACGTCGGTGAAATAGAATATCCATTCTCATCAAAAGTCTCTGTTGTCTCAACAATTCTCTCATTCATGTTTACTGCATATTCACGATCAACCGTTACAACGATATCTCCAATATCCCACTTAATTTTATACTGGGAAGAATCCACTTCTGAGGAGTAAGTGTCATTACAGGCACATTCTGCCAGCTTTGACTTTCCTCTATCTGGAAGTGCTGTATCATCTTCTATATCTCTTGCATCAACAAACAGCTCATACCGCTCTAATCCAGAGTTTTCGTCTCCAACGCAACGAATACGGCGCTCTGCTCCCTCTCCCTGTCCTGCTACAATCGCAGTATTTTTATATTCAGAAATATCTGAGATAAATTCCCGATTTGTGACATTATCATAATCTACATTAAAAATCATCGGCGGACGATTGCTTTGATTCGCAGAACGGTCAACTCCCTCTAAAACTTCAAATAAAAGCTGTTGGTTTTCCGGAATTAGTGAAACACTCACACCAAGCCCAGATGCTTCGCATAGAGCGGTTACTGCCTCATCTAAATTGTCATACCTGGTCTGGTAATACACTCTGTCGCCACGTCCAGATGATGCTTTCACTTTTAGAAAAGGGATATTTCGTTTCGTATCCGTTGCGTTTGTGGCATTTGCTTTCACTAAACTGCAGATAATGTTTTCTGCCGTATCGTGAAAACTATGATATGCAAGCCCTTTTGGGGGATACGTAATACGCTGTGTTAACAAATGCAACAGTGTATATCCACTGATGGTCGCAGGTGTACTAGAATTATCATCGTCAGAACATTCAATTCTCTTGATAATTCCAGTTTTCTTCCTGTCATTATCCAGCATAATATAGTTCCCTATTTTCATCTGCTTCGTAATTCTATACACAAAAATTTGGAACGTCCCGTATTTTGTCCAGCGTGTAATAAATTCCAAACCCTCATAAGCATCCAGTTCGCCGATAAATTTTAAGTTTTTATCAAAAAATCTTACGTTAATTCGTTTATCCATATACTTCCGCTCACCGCCCCTGTTGGTGTCGTACTCTGTGTATAAATATTGCGCCAGCCTGTTCCCTGCTGCTGTTTAAACCATTCGTCAAACAGACGCTGATTTTCTTTCATAGCAGCATTATAAGCAGTTAAAGTTTTCGGTCGAATTGCACCGCATACAAGATTATTCGACCTCTCATCTCTATAAAGCGTAATTCCTCCGTTTTTAGCAACTCTATACTGTCCAAGCGACAATTCGTAAATAGTTTCTGTTCTTGTAAGCGCTGGTGTATTTGGTGCACTAGATGCACCTCCTGCTCTTACAAGCAGCTTTACAGATGATTGTGATACATTTAATTGTAATATCACTCTGTAAATTTTTGGATAATTTGCATCCGGAGAAAGTTGGAACTCTTTTGGCGAATCATTATAATGATAAAAACCTTTTAAAATAGCAAACCCTTTTCCTACTGTCACTTTTCCGGAAGAGATTGTAATCGGATACTGCATAGAACTATCTGAATTTACTGCAATTCCGGATTCGTAGATATTATCAAAATACCGGTTAAATTCTTCCTGACCATATTCTGTACCCCCATTAAAAAATCCATAATATTCCATTTTACACTCCTATATATCTGTTTTTATATCGTACTTCCACGGACTGAGGGTCTAAACCGTTTTCAGACGTATATTCAAGCATGTTATCACCTACTTGCAAGGAGAAAAATACAGACTGCAGATCAATGTAATCAAATGCATCTGTGCTTACTCCACCTCTTATAATTTCAACTTTCTTCTGTCCAAAAGCAGTATTGATATACAAAATATCATCTGAAGTCAGTTCCCTCTTAATTCGGATAAATTCTCCTGTAGACAAATTCGTAATCTTAGGATTAACTGCCGGTCCGTGAAAATAAATTTCAATAGGTGCTTCTGTATGTCCGGAATTAAAGACGTTCTTTTTAGGTTCTCCTCTCTCTTTGAGTTTAAAAGGGAGCGTGAATTTCCACGCCCACCCTTTTACCCATGTAGAAATTGCCTCACCAGTCTGCACAATGTCCTGGAACATTGGATCCATACAGGAAAGTTCTATTTCAAATTCAAGAACATCATAAATATTCTGGCTTGTAAAATGAAAACTCTCTACTTCGTATTCAATTTTTCTTTCTACACCAAGATGATTCACTGTTAAGGTTCCGGAAGAGAACGGACTAAAAAAACGGATTAACTCCTGACGCTTATCAGATTTATCTTCATTTCCGAGATAATCCGCAGAAATAGCAATCGGTCTTGAAAGAACTTTTTTTCGTTTTAACCGTTCTCCAATAAAGTTCGAATTTACGCTTTTTTCCAGTTCATAATCTGTTGCTTCAATTCCGGAATATTCTGTTACACCAAAGTCCGGTTCATCCAACACAAGCGTCTCTTCTCCTTTTGAAAAACGAAACTCTATCCTGTTCAAGTTAATGCCAACCTCCTTGCTTCTTTTCTAAGTGCACGGCTCATCTCTACCGGAGACTGAACTGGCTGATAGAAATTAATTTCCTGTTTCACTTCTGTATTTTGAGAAGCTGCATATCCGTAAGCCTGTGGCGCTCTTTCAAGCATTTTGTTTGTCGTGATTCTGGAAACTGTTTCACTTACTGCTCCTCTCATCATTCCAAGCAGAGACTTTACATCCACCTGCATGGCATCGGTTACCATTTCCGCAGCCTGTGTTACAACAGAAGTATTATCTTCCATTCCTCCACTGATACCGTAATCAAACATCTTACCAATCCAGCCGCCCACTCGTGATGGAGAATGAATTTGTAAGTTTGCCTTTGCCGCATTAGCTGCAGCTGCTGCTACGGATGCCGCTGCACTGGCAACTCCATAACTACCAGCACGAATACCATTCGCAAAGCCATTTGAGAAATTTACTCCAATCGAATAACTGCCACCAGAATTACTTGATAAGCCCGAAACCGCTGTTCTTCCAAGCGATGCCGCTGCGGAATCCGCTGAACCTTTTCCACTATTAATTCCTGATACGAAATTAGATGCTAAATTGCTTCCTTGTGTCTTTGCAGAACTTGCTACATTAACACTACTTAAGCCTTTTGTCGCTGCTGTTCCAAGTCCTCTTGCTGCCGATGAAGCACTATTTGTTCCATTCCGGATTCCAGCCGCAAACTGATTTGTCGCTGTTTTTGCCTGCTGAGTAAAATTACTCGGAATGTTCGTTCCTTTTAAGGAATTTTTTGCAGAGTTTCCAAGTGCGGATGCTGATGATTTTGCATTTCCCTGCCCTGCAGATAATGTCCTTGCAAAATTTTGTGTTGCTGATGTCGCTGCGGTCTGATAGTTTCCAGCAACAGACATATTTCCAAGACCAGATTTCGCCGCATTTCCAAGAGCTGATGCTGCCGATGAAGCGCTACCTGCTCCACTGTTCAAGCTATTTACAAGTCCTGATACTGCGCTTTGTGATTGAGTTGAAAATGTTCCTGGCATATTTCCGGCAACAATCCCGGTATTTGCTGCATTTCCAAGGGCTGATGCTGACAACTGCATAGATTCCGCACTGCTTAACAAATATGTATTCGCTGCCGATGCGGCGGCAGATGCATTTGAGCCAAACACTGCCGGCATGTCTGCCGCCGTAAATCCAGTTGCGCCAGACTGAGCAACTGTTAATGCCGCCATATACAGTTCTTCCTGATGCGCAAGCACTTCCTCTACTGTCATTCCGCACGCTTTTGCCGCCGCAAACACTGCTCCGGAATAATCTGTTTCTGTAAATCCTCGTGTAATTGCACCTGCACTGTTTCCTGCCGCTGTCCGGATGAAATCTTCACCGGTTTCAAGTTGATTTGTTGTAGAGTCAATAGCATCTCTTGCTTTTTGTGCCGGAGTGGTCTGTGTGTCCACTTCATCAATTCCTTGAATCAGCTGTTCAATTGCCTCTGTTCCAACATCACCAAGTGCCCCACTATCTTTTAAATATGTGGCAAAGGTTTTTATAATTTCATCAGACGTCATAGATGCAGTACCTTTAAACTCTGGAATTTTTTCTTCCATTCCCTGCATCATTTCTGACAAACTCCAAGCAAGTGACTTTTTGCCAGCCGGTCCTAAATTATTCAGTTTTTCCACTGCCTGTGAAATTGCTTTCTGCAAACTTTCAGGAATCTTTCCACCAGAGGCTTTAATTTCCTCTGTAGCCATTTCAAACCCTTTTGCCATAACAGAAAAATCTGTTGAAGAGAGTGTTTTTTCTATCTCTTCATGGCTGTATTTCACACCTTTTGCAGCTTTATCTGCTTCGGTTGGTATCTTTGCGTAGGAATCTAAGGCTTTTTGAATACTTTCTATGCTTCCCTCACCAAGCAAATCCATAACTTCATCTAATGCTTTTGTCTGATACTCTGCCTTAGCAGCCTCTTTCGTAGCATCCGATAAGTTTTTCTTTGCCTGTTCAAGTTGTTCGTTTGCCTTGGTTCTTTCCTTTGTGCTTCCGTTTTCAGTTGCAATATAGTTCTCTAATGCTTTATTGTACTGTTTCTGGGCTTTTGTCAAATCTGCCTGTATTTCAGACTGTTTCTGCAAATTATCAGCATATTGGTTTGTTACAGCTTCCTGCACAGCTTTCTTTTTCAAGCTACGCACATATTCATCAATGGACTGTGTTACATCTCCAAGAGACTGCTTCACACCCTCATTATTCTGAATAAATCCATCTGCGGTAATAGAATATTCTGTTCCCATTGCCTCATTTAACTGATTCAAGATAGAACCTGCAAGCTGTTCACAGCCCTGTTTCATCTTTCCAGTTTCATCAAAGGCTTCTGACAATTTGCCTTTGAGACGTTCCAATGGAGCTGCGGAACTTTCTGCGGAGTTATTTGTGCCTTCAATAGAACTGGATAACTCATCTAATTCATTCCGGTTCTTCTCAATCGAAGCGCTTAAGTTGTCAATTTCTTTCTGGAATGCAACCTGTTCTTTGCTTGCCTCATTTGATTTAAGTGCAAGAAAGGCAATTCCACCTGCCAGTGCACCAATTCCGATTGCAATCATTGCCGCTGGATTTGCGCTCATCACCGCATTTAATGCAGCCATTACTCCACCAGCTTCGGAAGATACTCTGCTTAACTTCGTAATTACAGATACAACTGTTGTAACCGGTCCGCTGACTGTTTTAAAAGTCTTAAAAGCAGCTACAAGCGAAACAGTAACAGGTGCTATTTTATCCATATTGTCAGCAAGTTTAATGAATATTTTTCCAAGTCCGCTTACGATCGGTTCTGCAATCTTTACAATACTTTTTAATCCAGCATCGAACGTCCGTTTTAAAGCGTCCATTCCTTTTTTGGCTGGCTCCTGCATTTTCTTTGGCAAAAGTTTAATGAGTCCAGTGCTTAATACATTTACAATCTCTGTTGCTGACTTTTTAAGCTGACTCTTATTGTTTACAATTCCTTTTGCAAACGCTTTGATTAAAGATACCGATGCATTTACCATCTTCGGGGCGGACTGCGCTACTTTTACCGATAAATCCGCAAGCACTGCACCAGCTTCCTCTACTGCCGCATCCAGTCCACCATTTTGCAAAGCATTTGATATCCTGCCGACTGCACTAATTCCCTCTTCTGCCGCTTCTTTCAAAGAGTCTTCGATGTTCTCGTAGATTCCGATGCCTAATCCCTCAAGAGCAGAATTTAATGTTGTCATTTTTCCTTGTAAGTTGTCCTGCATCGTATCAGCCATCTGTCCGGCTGCTCCGTCTGCATCTTCAATATAGCCTTTCAGCTGGTCGAAACGTTCTCCTGAGTTCGCCAGTAATGCATTGACGCTCTTCAAGTCGACCTTGTTGAAAATGGTGTTTAAAACCTGTGTTCTCTCACCCTCATTCATTGAGCCTAAGATTTTGTTCAAATCATTGAATGTATCATTTAAAGGACGCATTTTTCCCTCTGCGTCAAATACATTCAAACCAAGCTCTCCCATTTTCTTTTTCGCCGTATCCGTTGGTGCGGATAGGCTTAAGATAACATTTCTAAGGGCGGTTCCACCTTCCTATTCTTCATTGTCTAGGCTCTTTATCCTAGAACTAAGATTTCTCTTAGAGTTGGACTATATCTTCATCTTCAACTTTACTTGCTAAGATGTTGGGCACTCGTGGATAATTAGGCATACAAAAAGCACTCTTTTAATGAGTGCTTCTGGTTAGCTTCTTATCTAGTCTCTACGCTTTCTAGTGGTTTCCCTCCTAGCTTAGCTCGGTATTGCCTTGTCTATTTAAGATAAATTCTTCAATTTGTTCTTGAGTATTATTTTTATATCCATACATTTTATGAAAATTTACATGACATCTCTCGCACAAAGTTATTCCATTGCTTATATCTGTTCGTAACTCTTTATGTTCTGAATAATTATACTTATGGTGGGCATTTAAATTTCCACCTTTACTGTCTCCACAGCATTGGCATGTATATTTATCCCTCTCAAAAACATTTCTTATCCATTCATTATATCCATCAATATTTCTATGTTCTTCTCTTTCTTTTTCTTCTTTGCTTGGATTATAATTAGGATTGTTTTTTCCAGAAAATATATGCTTATAGCCCTCATTCTTGCATTGTAAAGTGCAAAAATGAAATTTATACTTATCAACTTGACTTCTTACTTTTAAAAATTCTTTGCCGCAAGTATAACATTTGACCTTTATCTTATTAAATTTTATATTGTTGTCTCCTTTATGGAGTTCTCCATAATGCTTATTTTTGCATTGCATACTGCAATAATGCATTGGAAATTTATCAATCTTGGATGGTATTACTTCTATTTCTTTAGAACAATATGAACACTTTGTTTTTATTCTTTTCGGTTTGCTTTGTGGTTTACATTCAGCACAGCAATATTTTGAATTAGGTTTTTGCGCTTTCCATACTTTTCCACAAGTTTCACAAACACACTCATATTTTAAACGAGCCTTGTTTCTACAGCTTTTACATTTATTTTCATACCCATCTTTTAATAATTTACTTTTTGAAAAATTATCTATGGATAATTCCTTTTTACACTCTTTACAAATTTTAGTTTTCAAAATCTCACCTCTTATTACAATTTTATCATAATTAGGTATAATTGCAATAAACGGCGATTAAATAAATTTAGGTTTCACCGAATTCACCCAATGTTTTTTCAAAGATATTTCTATCTAAGCGACCAAAAGTTTAGCCCCTTTTACACCATTGTCGGCGAAGATTCCCAGCACGGTATTGGCTTCTGTTACCCCTCCAGCAAGTGATTTTGCAGTACCACCCACTGTTAAAAGTGCTTCACCTAACTGTTGAACACTTGTATTACTCTTTTGAGACGTCTTCGCCATCTTGTCGACAAAACTTTCGACTGTTCCTGCTTTATCGCCCAGAGCAGACATACTGTCTGTTACCATGTCTGATGCGGTCGCAAGGTCCATATCTCCTGCCGCTGCTAAATTAAGCACTGTTGGCAAAGTTTGCACTGATTTGTTTGTATCGTATCCGGCAAGAGCCATGTAATTTAATGCCTCTGCCGCCTGTGTAGCAGAGAACTTTGTTGTTGCTCCGGCATTTTTTGCAGCTTCCTGCAACTTAGAAAACTCTGCACTTCCATTGTGGATTTCTTCCGCAGACATTCCCATCGTTGCAGCCACTTGACTCATTGCCGCTTCAAAGCTTGAGCCTACTTTTATTGCATATCCACCCATGCCAGACAGGGCGGCGGATGTTGCAGTAATCGTTTTTGTCGCTGTCGCAAGCCCTTTAGATGCCAACGAAGAGATTTTTCCAAGTCCGTTTTCGATTCCCTTGGTATCCAGACCGGTTTCGATTACAATTTTACCGTCTGCCATCTTCCCACCTCCTTAAAGATAAGGTGAGGGGTCTCTGCCCTCTTTTAAGGCTTTAATCAACTCTTCATTTTCCTCTACCTGTTGAATCTTATAATACCTCTGCATTGCCTTATAAAAAGCAACCTGCTCCTTTGACAGACTCTTATTTGTCGTATCAATAATCCGATACTGCATAATCCGATGCAATGATACAGTTTCCGGAATATCATCCAGCATCGCAATAAATTCCCACCAGTGTAAATATTGAATGGTATGTAAATCAATGCCATACACATCGTTTCTGCGGAAAGCAGAGTAAATTAGCCAGGCATCTTCCTTGAAATTCAGTGCTTCATTACTGTTAATTCCAAGTATTTTCTTTGATGGCTTACCTTTTTTCTCTTTCTTTCCACACTTCACAAACCAAGTTGCCTGCTTTGCAGCTTCTGCAATATCATTTTGAGGTGGTGGTATTTTATACAAAATCTGTAAGCATCTTTCTATGTCTGCTAACGTTTCATCCGCATCTTCTACCACTTCCATATAGCGTAAAACAGTACGAAAGTCTGTATTGATTGGATATTTTTCACCATTTACTTCTAAATTTTCTGGCGGTTTTTCTGTCAAAAAACTCATATTTTATTCCGAATACAGTGCTAACAGATGATTCGTTTTCTCATTCATCACCTGCTCCTGTTTTCCTTTTTCTTCGCAAAGTGCAGTGTAAGCATCAATACATTTTAATAAATCATTTTCATATCCGCACACAGCTGTTCCAACACCTTCTCCGAAAATATAGTCAAATGCCGCTTTAATAGCTTCGCACTGGATATTAATCTGTTCTGGTAAACTCTTTCCTTGTGCTCTTTCTGCTTCGTTTGCAACACTTTCATAACTGTCTATTAGTTTCTGTGCCTGATTTGCTTCAAACACATTCAGATTCAATGTAAGCCCATTAATCTCCATTTACCTTTTCCTCCTGCTTTAATTCGGCAGTATTCTTTACTACCTCTCTTTTTACTGCTTTTGTTAACTTATTAGAAGAGAGGGATTTTACTCCCCCGCCTCTGTTTTAAATGTTTTTTTCTCAGTATCAAAAAAGCCAAATTCCCAATCGCCTTTTCCAAGTAAGTTTCCGGAACCTGTAATTTCTCCATCGTTATCTGTAAACTCTGCCACCTCGATTGCTACTTTTCTTTTTCTCGCCGGATAACCATTTACAGTTTTTGTACCTGCCAAATCTACACGTACATAGTCTGCTTCTGCATCCTGTCCTGTTTTTTCTTTTCTTCCAATGTCTACAATGTGCTTCACAGCTTCTTCTGACTCAATCATATCCATTTCAAAAGGAGCCGACCAATCGTAAGAGCCAATTGATTTTGTTGTAGATTTATTATTTACATAACGCTTTGATGTTGTCTGTGCGGATGGGCTATCATCAATCTTTGTAAAGCCGGTCCCCATAAAAACATACTGTTCTGTTCCTGCACCTACATTTAAATAATCTGCTTCCTGATATCTCTGTTTTACTGCCATATTTATTACTGTCTCCTTTTCTGAAAATAAGTAAATTCACACTGTATTGCATACCGTGCCGTTTTTGCTTCTGCATCTACCATATAACCGTTTGTTGTTGCCCGAATGGAACGAGCTTCTTTTGTGCTGTCAAGTTTGGGAAAAACTCTGTCTCGTGTACAATCTTCCAGCCATTCCTGGAAGTGTTCATAAAATTCCGAGGTATCAATATTTTCCATATCTCCCCAGAACACCCTACTGCAAAAATGAAACGCAACACGTCTTATGCTATCTCCATTTATATACTGCTTCACAATCGGCTCTGCTGGTACAGCTTCAACCATATAATTTGTTGGATTCTCTTCCAAGAAATCAATATCTACCTTTGAAAATGTCTCTTCAAACTCATCCAGGTACGGACACGTTGCAATGAAATCTCGGATAGCACCAATTACACTCATCCTCTTTTACCTCCACAAAACTTTGCTGTAGATTCTACAATTTCGTTTCCTCTGTCTGCCCACATTCGCTTATCCCACTCTTTACCAGCAAGTGGTGCTTTACTTCGGTTCTTTCCGGAATTTTCATAGTACTGACGTCTTGCATAAGGCTGACCGTAAGTAATATGGGTCGTTGATTCTACAGCTGTATTTTCAAGTGGTCCATTTAATTTCGGGACATAAGGCACACACAAACGTCTCACTTCATGAGTGAAGAACTTTTGTCCTGCTCCATTTTTGTTCAGAGAACGTTTCAACAGAATTTTCTGTCCATCGTCCATTTCGACTCGTACTCTTGTCTTTGACATTATGCGCCTCCAATCCGAATATGAGGCTCTAATCCTCTCTGATTGTCTGAATGGCTTAAGATTCTTCCAAATAGCAAGCCTTTTTTCTCTAAATCGGATTCCTTTGTAATCTCATCTTCCAGGATTCCTTTTACAAACACATCCCCATTTGAAGCAGTAAAAAAACCTGTCACATCTTCTTTTCTTGCATATTCCGATGGCTCTAAGAAAGTTTCTTTTCTTCCTGTCATCGGAATCCGAATCTTTATCGAATCTGCACTATCTAAGCCTTTATCACTCACTGCTACTTTCTGGTCGGTGTACCAATGTACCCCATAAAGTATGGTGCGTTTATAGATATACTGCCGTGTCCCCTTATCTAATTTTCGGTTGTAAAGGGTAATATCTGCATTTACAATCATTCCTCATCCGCTCCCATGTATAAAAGACCACTTGGCATTAGATAAGTGCTTGCAATCTGGTATAAACGACTTTCAAATTCTTCCTCTGTCTGTTCTGTCTGATAGCTGACGGAATATCCATCGTTGTTTTCCGATACAATATTTCCTCTTACCTCTCTCTTTTGCATTGCCTCAGCCATTTCACAGATTGCGCACTTTGCATTTTGCTCCCAGTCTTTTGCTTGCCAGTCACATGCAGTCCTTCCAAAACTGAAATGTTCCAGACGTTTTTCCGCTTTTAATTCTAAAGAAAGCCAGGCACGTTCTGGTACCTGACTTCCTCTAAAATTTTCAATATAAAAACTATAATCTACTTTCATATCTCATCAACTAGCGGTTTTTACTGTATGTACATAAATACCGTCTACTTTGTTGTCATAAGTTTCTGCAATACCGACAGTTCTATAGTTAAACTGCCATGCATCTGCGTTCATGTTCTGTTCCGGTGAAAAGATTTTGGAAACAGTGTGCTTCTGATACTGGATAACTGCCTGTTTGTCAATCACAATAAAGTTCATCGCAAGTGCACCGGTATCTTTTGTAAATCCACCTGCTCCGGAAGCAGTCAGTTTTACTTTATTAAAGAACCTTCCTGATGGTACTTTTACGATTCCTGCAAATCCCTCCAGTGCTTTTCTGGATGCAGTTGTATCTAAGTCGTCAATCATTCCGTAAAGTGCCGGATTAATAAACAGATAGCATGTTGCAAGATTTGCCTCTGCATTTTCAATGTGATTTCTTGCTTCACGAAGTGCTGCAAGTCCTGCCTTTCCATCTGCAATATCTGCACTTACTGTTTCTACATTCTTTGTCTGTGCATAAGCAGACAGGCGATAAGCGTCCAGCTCCGGGACAACCTGTGTTCTAAGAAATTCACCGGATAATTTACCAAATGCGATACTTGCTGTATCAATATTGTCCATTGCATCTACAACAAACTTTCTACCACGGTCATAAGTACATCTCTTAGTTTCATAGTCTAATGTAACATCTCCTGCCGCATATCCGTTTATTTTGGAATAATCTGCAAGACCCTGCATAGTCATTTTCGGAATCAAAATTTCGTTTGCATTTGCACCCTCTTTTACCAAGTTATTTGCTCCATCCAGCACAGCTGTTAAAGAGGATAACTTGTAGACCTCATCCAAAAGGGTTGAGTACTGTTTTCTTAATTCAATTGCGTTTGGCATTCAACTTCTCCTTATTTGTTTTCCGGAAGTCCCATAGCGGCACGAAGCGCAGACACTCCATCTGCTCCACCACTGCCACCGTTTCCTCCGGTTGAACTTACTGGATTCTTAAACGGTTCATCTGAACCAAATAGATAAGCATCAGACTCTTTTACCGCTCCAATCGCAGCCTCAATGTCGGCAGACTGGTTTTTCGATGCTTTGAGTGTTTCCATGTCAAGCATTGCCATAACTGCCTTTTCATTTCTACCTCCGGCTTTCTTAATTGCGGCACTTAATTCTCCGGAAAACTGACGTTCTGCTTCTTTCTGGGCATATTCTGCGTCTTTTGCCTGTAAGTCTCCCTGGAGCTTTGTAATCTGGCTCTGTAAGTCTTTTACGTCCACTCCGTCAAATTCTTTCAGCCTTTCGTTTACCGTATCAAGAGAGGATTTATACTCATCTCTCTTTGTAACTGCATTATCGTACTCTGCTTTGGTACGATAGTTTTCTTTCCATGCCTTTTCAAAGTCCGCTTTTTTCTCTGCTGGAAGTTCAAGTCCAAATTCTTTAAGAATCTCATAGATATTTTTCATGCTACATTCCTCCTGAAATCATTTATTGACCGCTCTTTCAGCGGTATGGGATATATCCGGTTCTTTAACGCCTGCCGAAAAAAGGCATAAAAAAACCACCAACCTGTATCGGTTAGTGGTAATATACCTGTTAATCTCAGTTAATCATAATCTTTTAACTTCCAAAGTTCCACTTTAGAACGAATATATGCAATATCCTTTTCTAAAAGTTCTCTTTCTTCTGGCGTAATGTCATTATATTTTCCCATCTCGTAACGTGGAATATGATAGGACAACTGTTCTAATACTCGTTCTTCTAAAATATCATGTTCCACCTCATAAGCACCGATGGAAATAATCCAGAGTGCTTCTGATGTTCCAACAAGTAATTCATTGTCTTCTTCTGTCATCCAGTCAGTAACCTGTCTCGCAGTCCAACCAGAATGTTTTATTAGGCTCATATTAGATTCTACACTATCTTTATATTCCTGATATGTAAGGTCATCTTTCGCTCTCATATTCTACCTCGTTCTTCAATGCGATAATATTATTCAACTACCTAATCGACAATTAGCTGACTACCACACTTTTCGCATTGAAAAGTATTTGTTTTTTTACAATCTCCTATTGCTATCATCTTTCCTTTGCACTTTTTACATAATACACATTTCCCCTCACGCAAAAGTTTCAAGCGTTCATGGGTTGGCATAAGCAAAGTATCATTCATAAAATCACTCCCATTTCAAATATGGATACATGTCATCTATATATTTCATTGTATCCTTAATCGTCTCCTTTGTCAATTTCTCACCTCTATGTCTGCATTCATTCAAAAAACATTCTAATTCTTGGTTTTTAGTATTTGGCTTATTGATTTTAGCATGTGTTGCTTCGTGTATCACAGTAAGAGCTGCATCTTTCACTTTCTTTACATTATCAGCGTATACATTAATTGTCCCTGATTCAAATGTCCCTGCTCGTCCTGGTTCAACATCCACCCCATAATATATATTTACAGGAATATCATTCTCTTGTATATATGCTAATAATTCTCGTCCTATTTCAGATTTATTCATTTCTTTCATAATATTATGAGGCTTTATAATATCTCTCCCCTTTTGCGGACTTCTTCCATCAAAAGTAGTAAAATTCTTTTCATTATCTTTATAACGTCTTGGTGCAATCTGAACAGTTCTTCTACCAGCCATCCTCCCCAGCCCATCCATATACACTCGTTCCATCTGCTCCGGAAGTTTCATTTTCTTTGAAAAGTCTTTATACTGACTTAGTGTATTAAGATATCTCGCCTGAGCTGCTATCACGGTATCCAAGTCTGCATTTCCCTGTTTCAGGTTCTTAATATTTGCTCTCTGTGCTCGCATGGTCGTTTCCATCTGCCGTTGCGCTTGTGATGCCTGGTATGCATTGTAGCTTTTGCCTTTGTACTCATGCTCTTCCTGCTCTTTTGCTTCCAGCTCTTCTAACTGCTCGTCTGTATAAGTCCTTGTAGAAAAACCATCCACAAAAGCATAGTAACTATGCTTACAATTCCATCCACATAAACCTCTTCCCTCTCCAAGTTCGCACACTCTTACAAGGTCATCGTAGCTGTAGACTTTACCGCCCCACCAGTGTTCTGGTCGGTGTCCACCATGCCATGTCACTTCGTATTTATCCGTTTTCAGGTCTTTTGCAACCATTTCGTTTATTTTACTGCTCAACTGCGATACACCAGTCATAATGGCTCGTCTTGCCGCTACAGGTGCACGGTTTCTCCATCCAGATGCATAGTCCACTGTTTGCAGTCCAGAAGCTGTCATTTCTTTTACGACTCGCCTCAAGACCGTATTATAATCAAACGAACCTGTTACAATATCCATACAGGCAGAATCTAAATACTTCTGGTAATACGTTGCCAGTGGTGTGAATACTTTCTTGCCACGCATTTGCACGGTAAATCCCATTGACCTAGTAAGATTCTTTATTTCTCCCTGTGTCTGTTTTGAAATTGCATCTGCCCATTTTCTAACTGTTTCATTCTCTTCGAGTGGAATAAAATTACCGTTTATCTGCTCATAAGCGTCTTTATTACGGACATATTCCCAGTCGCAGACTTTATCGTACAAAGCCCAGATTTCTGGATAAGAAGCATTTAAAAGGTCTTTCAATTCCTTTTCTATGAATTCTGTACTATTTCCAAGCAATAGGAGTTTATTTATCTGATAATCTGCCGTACTCGTAATTTCACCAGTCTTTTTGATTCTTCTTACAATGTCCGCATAAATACGGTTCTGCAAATCATAGAAAAGCTTTTCCGTCCGAAGTGGCAGCGTTCCTTTTTCATCTGGTGTCATCATAAATGCTTACTCCTCAATCGGGTCAGGGTCTACACTTTCATCAATAATCTTCTTTGCGGCTTCTTCCTCTGTTTCACCGTACCACTTTGCACGGTACTCTACTAAGGTCATTGCACCCATGTTCACATCCTGTCTATCCTGCTGTCGTTCTGTCTCTTCACTGGTTAAAATGGAATCACTGAATTCACAGAAGAACTCATAACCGGAAGTGTACATAGAATTATAAAATGCCAGTCCTGCCGCAAAATCTTCAAGGCAATCCCGAAGTTTTCCCTGTATTGCTTTTACACGATTATACTTTCTCACCTTTGATGACTTGATTTCTTCCGCTGTTTTTTCAACATTCTGCACGTTTGAGAGGTCTCCATAAGCTAAACCTACAATAAACTCAATTTCTCGCTTATGTTCTTCTAAGCCACGCCGAAACGCTTCGTCACGCATTTCCGGAGAGTACTCACGGAACAGTTCTTTGTCTTTTCCATCCTCAAGATTTAAGCCACGATACAATCGTTTGCTTAGTCGTGGCAGATTAAAACGTCCACCTTTTTGCTTTAGTGCTCTCTCATCCACGTGAATGGCACGTTCTCCGGAATTGTATTCCCAGTCAAGACGTGCCGCCTGAACATCCGCTTTCATAATCCGCCCTTTTGCAGATTCGTATACTGATACACCACAATAACTGGCATCTACATTGTTACGAAGCGGATTCCTGTAATATCCAAAATCCAATTGTTCCATTCCTGGATAACTGACCGGACCGGCTTCTATATTCTGCCACTCATCTACTTCTTCAAGAGAACATTCCTGTCCAACGTCAGCCTGTGTCTGTGAGTGATAGCATCTGTTTGAGATTGTAAGCACTCCATTTGCAATGGTATGCCGTTCTACTCTCGTATAATAATCAATCTCACCGATACGTTTTACCGTAAGAAACGCAACATCAGTTGGTCTTCCATTATCTCCAAACTGAATCGGTATAAACTTATCCGCAGTAATAAACTCTGCCAATCCTCCCGGCAACGGTTTCAAGCAGAAAGAACCTAATGCAAGACCGTCCTGCAAATGCTCATTTAAAAGTGTAAGCTGTTTTTTATATATCTTGTCCAGTGCCGGCACAGAAATAGAAGTTTCCATCTCAGCCAGCACAGTATCTGCAAATTCACGGCAGATACCTTGCTCTATCTTAAGCGACTGCACATCGCTACCAGTCCAACCTGCTGCTCCATCGAGCATTAACTTCCATTCGTTGATGGCATCAATCATTCCCTGCGATAATGCCACATCCGTACCAAGTATACTTTTTAATTGCGTATAGCCAAACATTCTCGCTATCCTCCTCAGAAAATTCTTAATTCCATCAAACATTTTCTATTCCTCATCAATCAGATACTTCATATCTCGTTCAATCGTATATTCAAACGCATCTAAACTGTCAATGTCTGTACTGCCATCGTCAAGCCGCTCGTCTACTAAAGACTCTTTATCATAAACCGCATCACAAAAAGCTGTTTCTAAACTCTCGCAATCTTCTGTCAAGAAGAACCTCCCTGCTCCCATTAACATCTGTGTACAGCGGATACGGTCAATAATTGCTTTTTTCTTTGCTGGCTTTACAGATATCCAGGGATATCTTGTCTCTACATTATTCCGAATGGATGCACCTAAAACTGATTCTGCATTGTCGAAAAATACTGTTTCTACATTGCAGTACTGCATGTATTCTCCTCGCCCATCTGTTACCGCATATTTATCAATAACTTCCTGTACAAATTCTAAAAAAAGCTCTGTCAGTTTCTTTGAGTCAATCCCTTCTGGATAATCTTCTAACATAATGCGCCTGCTCATTACACCAATAACTTCTCTGTAATCATCTGTGTAGCCTCTTGCCACAAAAGCATGACCGGATTTATTTCCACCAAAGTCCAGACCAATTTCAATCGACACAATATCTGTTTTCTTAAACTCTCTGCACTCCGTATTGTCCTCTATTTCATCTTTTATCTCACAGTAGAACAACTCTGACTTATCTGCAAAACGCTTGTAAATTGCCCCATCTGCACGTTTCCACAGCCCTAATATGAGTCGGTCATACCACACTGTTCCCTCATACTCTTTGCAAAGCTGTTCGACATATTCCTCCGGAAGAAAAGGATTGTCAAAGATAGTATATTTCTGCAAGTAAATATCCAGTTCTTCGTTATCAATGAACTTTTTCAGCCAGTGTGTTTGTTGTTCTGGGTTGCACGCTCCATCAAAACACGAATACGGCTTATCCAATCGTGATTTCAGCATCTGGAACACATCTTGATTCCACTTTGCAATCTCATCACCATAACAGTACTTAATGCTGGAACCCTGTATCTTTGCGACCTGGCTGACTTTCTCCGCTCCAAGACAATACACGTCCTCACCGCAGATTCTTGCGATATTCATGCTGTTGATAGTCCCAATTAATTTATCGGTATACAACTCACGCATTGGTTGCAATACATTTCGCTCAATAGATGCTTTAGACACTCCTAAGATAGCATTTAATCCCGGTTTCCCTTTTCTTTCTCGAATCCGGAATGGAACAATATAAGCAGTATCAACAAAAGACTTTCCGGAACGAACTGCTCCGGATTTAATGTTCCAGCGATGCGTGGCATGTAAAATATACTCATTCTGTTTCTTGCTTAACTGCATTGTCCCGCATCTCCTTTAGTATCGCATCCAGTCTGTCTAACGCTTCATCCGTCTCGTTTTCACCAGTTATCTGCTGTTTCCTTGCCCTCTTCAACTCAATATCTACTTCTTTCTCTCGGATTTCTTCGTCTGGCACTTCATACTGTCCTGCGAAGCGAGCAACTGCTTCATAAGCCTTTACATCGCCTTTTAATGCTTTTTTTATCATCGCCATATTGATCGCACTTTCAAGGGTGCTGTCTATACCAAGGCTTTCTAAAAATGGAGTCAACTCCTCATTCTCAATTTTTGCAGAAAGCAGCAAGTTTAAAGTTTTCCGGAAGTTTGCTTTTTTTCTCCTCGCCTCACCGGATGCCTTTCCACCTTTTGATGCGATTACTCGTAGTTCATTCGTAGTTCGTTTATCAAAACCTTTGTCTTTTATGTTTTCATAGTTTGCCATCCACCCACCTTCCTGTCTTGCTAAATTAAAAATAGCACCCAGTAAATACCGGGTGCTATATAGATAAAATGTAAAGAAAAGAGAAACATGCAAGTTTAGCACTTACCAGCTCTTGTCCATTACCCGAACAAGTGGGCACACCGTCACGTGTGAGCAACAGCGGAAGGAATCGAACCCCCGACCTCTTGCAGATGCCTTGCAAGCACTCTACCACTGAGCTACGCTTCAACCCCATACTTTTAGGGGGCTTTGAGTTTTTAAAAAAAAGTTAAAGTATTTTGTACTCTTTGACAACTTACATTTTAATATAGCTCGCCTAAAAAGAAAAGGTTAAATTCGTCCAGTTATGTACAAATTCGTCCAGTTATCTTCGTTTATATCCTGTTATATAAATTTATGTCCAGTTATCTTCGTTTATATATATTTATTATTAGCCTAACACTTCTTTTAAGTCATTTTCATTAACTTTAAGTTCTCTCAATGCTTTCTTTTTGAGTCCGCTCAAAGTACCTCTTGTTTTTCCAGTTTTCTCCATCATTTCATCAAATGTTAATGCGTAAATATAAATATTTTTAAGGGTCTCTTTCTCTGCTGCATCTTTCAACGTTCCAATTGTTTCTCTAATTCTTAATTGTTTAAACTTTTCTGTGCAGAGCTTACTTGTCAACTTTTCTAATTGTTTGTCTCTTCTCATAAGCAAATCTGCCAAATCACTCTGTTTGCTCCCCTTTGGCATCCCATCGGCAGTTCCACTTTGCAGGATATCATTTTTTAATTCCTGCATTTCTACAAGCAGATATTGTTCCTCTTCAACAGATTTCCGATACTGCTCGAGAAATTCTTCTTTCATTCTGATTTCTTCACTTTTTGCCATTAAATTGCTCTCCGTACTATTTTCTCACTGCTTCAAATTCTTTCCACACAAACGATTCATAAAAGCCGTTTCCTGCTTTTGTTTTAATTCGCAGTAGGATGAAATTTTCGTATAAATCTACAACTGTCGCTTTTCTGTCGTTCCCCAGAGCGCTGAAGCGCCCTGGAATGTAATATCTCTGTAACCCATTTCATTGTCCTTTCCATTTATTCAATTACCTTACAGCTCCGTACATGGGACGTGCGAAACAAGCATGATACGCATTGATTTGCTTCATCTGTCAAAAAGTAATATCTTAATGGATAAAACAAATTAGGATTATCTTTAAAATCCTCGTCCCTGGTCTTTCTCAAAATCCCTGTATACTTCACTTTGTCAAATAATGTTACTTCAACTTTCTTACAAAGCATCTGCTCTAATTGTTCTCTTCGCATTTCTCTCTTTTACGCTCCTTGCTATAATACTTTGTCCTGCTCCCAAGATACCGGCATGAACATAGTCTCTCCTCTGAGCTGTTCTTTTACATAGACAAAAACTCCTTTTCCCATGTCTCCCAGTAGACCGTAAACTTTCCAGCCACACGCCTTGCACTCATAAGGGTTCGAGCTTTCTTTTCCACATGACGGGCAACGAAACTTCATTTCTACGATAGCCTCTTTTAACTCAAGTATCGTTCCGAATACCCTCACTTTCCCTGCTTTGATTTCCGGCTGGTTACAATCCTGATAATAGTTCATGTACCAATAATTTCTGTCAGTCTCCCAGCTATCAAGAACGTCCTCCCAATTCAGCCCAGTAGCCTCTCCGTAGGCTTTAGCTCTGTCGATAACCCACTTGAACTTATCGCAATACTTATGGAAGCACTTGCCTCCGCAGGTCACACACCCTTCTAAGTGTATGGTTCCGCCGTCCTTTTTGCAATCCTTGTCAACCGCCGCTTTTAGTTTGTCATATCCTACGCTCATAGGTAATCTCCATCCATCTTTTCAAATATTCTTCCTGCTCCGCCTCCTGCGAAGTTATCTACAATCAACTCTCCGTTTATCATGTGTTTCTCCCCAACAATTCTTTTATTTTAACCCTGTCCGCTCATCATCAACAACTTTCTCTCTAAATCAGAGACATCATAATCCCTGTTCGGAAAATTGCTGAATTTCGTTTTCTTAGTTCTTCCTGCTGCTGCATCCTCTTCGCACCATTTAGCAACAGTTGCCATTGTTGTGCCACTGTATTTTTTAGCTCTTGTAACTCTTTCATCAACAAATGACTTCCCATATTGTCTGCAAAGAGTTTCATAATTTGTTTGTAAAGGGGGTGGGGGCAATTCGGTGTTTTCTTCTACTCTCCCTTTTATCTCTTTCTTATCTTCTTCTCCCTCTTCTTCTAGGGAGCGACTTTTTGCGCCGTCCGTCGACGTGTCGGGCGACTGTCGAGCGACATTTCCAGCATCTTCTTCGCACCACTTCGCAACTGTATCAATAACGTCTGTCACTTTGTATTTTGCTGTTTTTGCCCTTTTTATACGTTCATCAACAAATAATTTACCGTATTCATCGCAAAGGCTTTCATAGGTAGTTTTGGCAGTGTGTGCGTGTGCTGGTTCCGGTGTGCTGTTCTCTACTACACTACCCTCTACTACACTAACCTTACCTAACCTTACCTTACCTAACCTAACCTCGGTTGCCGACTGGTTGCCAGTTGGTTGCCAAGTGGTTGCCAGCTCAATTACTTCTGTATTTTCAGATAATTTTTCAGTATATGAGCCATTTTCTTTCAGGTCTAATAATGCAAGTTCTTCTTGATATTGTGTAGGATGATATCTGTCTTTTCGGAGCAAATTATGCATCCGCCAGTGTTTGATAACAATCACACCATTGTCAAAGGTTAGAATAAAACGTTTCAGCACCAGGAGCTTCAAATCATCTTCAGAAGCTCCAATCATGCGTTGAATTTTTTTTGGATTATTCACAAATCCATCGTCATCTGCTCTCATATTCAAATGAAAATAAAGAGCTTGTGTAGTAAGAGGCATATCAAGAAATGCATCACTATCACAGATTTTCTGTGTAAACATTCGCTTTTCAGCCATTTAACTCATCCCCCTTTTTAACTAGAACGGAAGTTCGCCGTCGTCTGGATAGTTCATAAATCCATCATCATCCACATGTCTCTGTTCCGGAGCAGGGGAATAAGTTCCCGCTCCTGCTACCTTGCTCTCACAGAAATAATGTTCTTCCACAACCACATCGGTCGTATACACTTTTGCTCCATCACGGTTTGTATAGCTTCCAGTCTGGATTCTTCCGCAGATACAGATTTTCGTACCTTTTTCCAGCCATTTCTCTGCAAAATCTGCCTGCTTTCCAAATGCCACGCATCTAACAAAATCAGCAGATGAATCGCCCTCTTTCTTAAAACGTCTGTCAACGGCAAGAGTATATCTTGCAATTGCTGTTGAATTTTCGCCAGGAGTGTATCTAACCTCTGGTGCTGCTGTTAATCTTCCCATCAATGTTACTTTATTCATTCTTTACCTCCTGTTCTTTTCGCTTAGAAGTTGCAAGCAACTCCATTAGCATGTAGTAATCATCAAAACAAATATCCTCTATCTTCTGTGCAGTAGAACCTTTTTTTGCTAAATATTTCAAGACATCTTGCTCGCTTCTATTAGCGTATTTCAATGCAACACGAATTTTTTCCACTTCTTTTTCAGTCAAAAATTCTTCCTCTGAATCTTTCATTTCTCCCTCTGTTGGGATACAAAACAGCTGAAAGCAAGCATACTTAAATGCAGTTGAAAAGGCTTTACTTAGTGACTTATCGCCATTATCCACGCCTTCTCCGGCAATAGATACCACAATTTCAGAACCGTCTTCTGCTGACACAAAATGATAATCCATAGTTATGATTGATCTCTTCATAACTAAACTTCCAGATGCCTCTACTGTCGAATCTATATTTCTAAGCTTTGGCAAACAAAAAACCTTGAATTTAATCATTAAAGGCTGTAACGCATTAAAAACATCGTCAATACCTCGATATGTATACGAAAACTTATTTCCTTTCGCTGTTCGTTTTTTTTCAATTGCCCCGATATTTTCCATAATTGAGACAATCGCTCCATAAATCTTTTCCATTTTTTACTTTTCACCCTTATCTGATTCTCAAAGACTCCGTCTGTTTTGTTTCTGCAATCCCTGCAAACTTCTCTGGATTCGCTTTGACATCTGCTAACAGCATTTTTCTATCCACCTTCGGCTCCTGAGCAATCATGTACTTCTCCGGAATCTTTGCTTCATCTAGGATGTTTAACGATGGAGCATTTTTTGAAATGCTATAAGAATGAATATCCGTCTTAAATTTCTTCTTATCCATTAACAGCATAGTATCTGTAAGGTTTTTCTTCAAAAAGTCGCTACGACCCTTTAAAACCTTTTTCATTTTTGTAAGTCTTTCGATTTCTTTATCAATCTTCTCGGCATCATTATCTAAGTTGACAAGGATTACTGCATAAGCATCCGCTTTTTCTTCCAGTTCTGCTTCAATCCCTGCAAGTGTATCTTCAAACACTTGCGCATCCACGTCGGTATCTTCTGCAATTTCGCATAACTGCATGTATTCCTGAGCAATTTCATATAACTTTAACATCTTAGTTCTCCTCTCTCTTTGTGATTACAATTGTTCTTTCTAACAACTCATGTTCTTTTGCAACTTCTTTTCTGTGTCCGGCAGAGGATGCAGAAGCAGAGCATCCAGCACCGACTTTCATTTCAAGTAAGTATTCATCCATCATGCTTTCTTTCCTCCTAAATCAGCATCTTGCTTCTTTCCTCTTCCGGAACATTTAACGTATCTAAAATAGTCCACAGTTCGCTAAGTGTGCATGTTTCCGGTTCATTCAGACGTTTTAAGAATGTATGATACTTCATACCTGCATTTTTCGCTAAGTCTTTTTTATAGCTTCCGTTTGCACAAATTGCTCCACCTAAACACCGTCTTACCTGAGCGGCACGCTGTTGCTCTTTACTTAAATATGTAACTGGCATCCTCTCACCCCTCTTTCCATTTCTCTTCAAACAGCTCTACAACTTTATCTACTGTCAACGGCTCTCTCGTTTTTATACCAAGCACTGCACTAAGCACGTCCAGTGCTATTTTCTCCTCTCCGCACTCTCTTGAATTGTCTAACAAACTATTTAAGACTCTGACTTTCTCCGAATCTCTAATTAATTCTTCAAGTGCAGCAAACTCAATTTCTACCTTGCTCATGATGCCTTATCCTTTTCGATTTTAAATTTTGCCCAGTTCTCAATAAACTTCTCTGCCTGCTTCTTTGCTTTATTTTTCTTTCTTACCTGCCATAAACCAGCAAGGAAGAAAATTACTGCCGGTCCTGCAATCCAAGCCACAGCAAATACCATTGCCTGTGCGTCCTTGCACTCGATGACATTACGCAACCAGCCGCCGAAGCAGATGCCTGTCCAAAGTCCCAGACCTACTTCTAAAATATCTCTTTTTTTCTTATTACTCATTTTTTTCATTGCATTTCTCCCTTATGCCTGTTAAGATATAAGTGATTTATTTAGGCTTGTGTCCCACAGGAAACCCCTATTTCCTACGGGACCTTTTTCTTTGCCTAAGCAAATCGTAACTGTGAGTTACATTCTTTGATTGCAATTTGAGTATTTGTACACGGTTGCCAATGCTGTACGTACTCAATTGCATCTTCAAAGCGTTTTTTCGGCACATTATTTCGTGCGTTCACATGAAAATATCGCTTCAAGTCTCTGTTACACTCAGAAAACACTTTCTTTCCAATTTCTTTATATGCATCGCTTTCTTTTCCACCAAGCGCATCAATGACAACATAATTAACCGCCTCGCCAAGTGCCTGTTGCTGGCTGTAATCCAGAGTCATTGTATTTTCCAGAGTCGTTACTCTCTCATCCATTTTGACAAGTTTTTTGTCATGCATTAAGATTGCTTGCATCTCCGGAGAGTAGTTCTCCATTTCATAGTGTCCTGTTTTACGGATTGCCGGAAGTACTTCACTGGTCACCCAACGCTTAAACTTTCTCGCATTAGGCATTTTACTGGAAAGGATAAGACTGTAAAGACCGGATTCATTGATAAGTACCGGTTTTTGCTCTCTGCCGATGGGGTCGCAAATTGCTACTCCATCTCTTTTATCCTCTTCGTCAACTCTTTTTGCTAAAGCATCCCTTGTGTTTGTGTAACTAAGAATTTCAGCTACATCTTTTCCCACAAACCAAATTTCATTATCAATAGTCACTGTTCGGATATTTCCGAACTCTTCCGAATTAAAAATCTTTAAATTATTCATTTTCTATCCTCCTATTTTGTATTTCTTTTCTTAATTCTGTTGACGATGGAAATGCATCTGAGAAGTAAAAATTAAACATGCAAGATATACCACTAAAGACAGCAGGGATAACGATATTGATGTCAATATCTCTGCTCGTTTTTTTAGTTTATGATTTTCTTTCTCTAATTCTGAAATTTGCATTTTTAACCTCTCTTTCAAATAAAATCAACCGGATTAAGATTCAGTGCTACGCAAATACTTAAAAACTCATCTGCCCTTAAACCTCTTTCCAGATGTTTGTCTCTCACACTTGCATAAAGCAAATAATATGGGATTTTACTTTCTTCTGCTAATGCTAACTTTGAAAGATTTACCTTATTTTCTTCTAAATACTCTCCAACTCTTTTGGTTGCTCCTTTTACAATGATTTTTTTCACTCTCCTTTCGATTGACTTTTTTCTCCCACTCTCTTATTCTCTAATCACAAGGCACTGCCATGCCTTAACTAATTAACCACATATTAATTTTAGGAGGTACCTTACTTATGGAAAAAAATCTAAACTTATTTCCTCAATTTCTGGTTCGTTATCCTGATAATGGGCTAAAAAATGAAGAGGACAAACCTATCTCAATTTCAGATGATGCTTTTGAACATTCACTATTTGCAATGGATTCTTTATTACATGTGATGAATATTTCACTTCCAATTCAACAAAGTCCGGAAGCTGTTATTGAATTTACAGATGCTAAAACATATCCTGAAACTCTAAGAAGTCAAAAAATTATTTATCTTACTTCTGAACCAGACTATTGGGCTAATACTTGTTATCAACTCGCTCACGAGATGTGTCATTATATGATTCCTGGTGATGTCGTTTCAACACTTCGCTGGCTTGAAGAATCAATCTGTGAACTTGCCTCCTGTTATTTTCTTCTGGAGTTTTCAAAATACTGGAAACGTCTCGGTGTCTCTATAACAAGTTCCAGAACTGGTGCCCCTTATTATCTTGCACTAGAAGAGTATGTTAAAAATACACTAGAAAAAATTCATTCACTTAATTTGAATTCTTTCTGTTCTCAGTCTCCTGAAATTTTGCAAACTTTAGAAAAGTTCTGTTATTGTCGTGAAACCAACAGATACATAGCCCTCCGACTTCTTCCGATTTTTCAACATTTCCCAGAAGTCTGGCACGCAGTTCCTCTTTTAAGTGAACTTAATGCCAATCAACCGCTTCTGGATGCTTTAAAACAATGGTTAACACTCGCTCCCAAGGAGTCATGTATCGCTTTACAAGAGGTTGCTCAACTATTTGGCGCATCAATTTCTCTGGATTAAGGGGCTGTGTATAATCCCAATCATCAAAATAAGGAATTAACACAGGGTACATCCGGCAAATACTTTTTTCGGCAACTTCTTCCAATTTGCCGGATGTGCTAAGTCTTGATAAACGGAAGAGAAACTCTTCTTTTGTCTTTATGGTATATCCTTTTTCTCCTTTTTCCCCTATTGGGCATGGGCTCATTTCTCTCACCCCCCTCCTTGCAAACTAAAGTTCAAATCTGCAAACATCGCCATTGATTACAGTAACTAACCATTTGCCATCCACACGTTTCAAAGAAAATTCACTTACATTTTTGAAATGAATACCTCTTGCTTTCAGTGAATTCTTAACGGTTGAAAATAAAAAATCATATTCTACTATTTCCGGTCCTACACAGCCTCGTTCTCCTTTTAATCCTGGATAACACATTTCACATCTCTCCTTTCAGGTGTTGTAAGTTTAAAGTTTTTTACATTCTGTTTACGGTTTTATCGTAATCTAATGGTAAAAAAATAAGTCTATTATACGGTACTCCATATAATTCTTCAATTTTTCTTAACACTGGAATATCCGGATAACTTTTTCCCCTTTCGTAATTTCCAAGCGTATCTGGACTTACTCCAATTTTTTTTGCAGCTTCCGACTGTGTATATCCACATAACTCACGAGCCTGTTTCAAAGTTGTTTCCATCGTTTCTGGAATCTTGCCTTGCACTATTGTTTCCTTTCTCCCCGTCTTGCCGATAGGTCAGCTTTTTTGTCAGACCAGCAGTAAATAAAGCCCTACTACTGTGCAAATAAGAATTACAATCGCTAAAATCAACTTAATCAATTCATAAATTAATTTTTTCATATTGATTTATCGGTGAATCCATGATAAGGTAAAAGTGGGTTGGGGCTTTCGCCCCTTCCCTCTAAAATAATGACTCTACTATCATTTTTATGACTGAGAGTAGAGTGCCTATTTCCAAGGCGAGCCAGATGAGTGCTGTTATCACTTTTCTGGCTTTTTTTATTTTCTCTATCATTTCATCCACCGTTTCTTCCTCCTTTCTCTATATTGCGTACTCGTTTGGTACAAGTATAGTATATTACGATTTAATCGTAATGTCAACGGTTTTTTCGTAATTTTTTTAGTTTTTCTTGCTTTTTTTACGATTTTATATTACACTTACATTAAAGAGAGGTGATAAAATGAATAATCTTGGCAATAAAAAAATTATGTCAAAAAATATTCTCTATTATATGGATAAACACCAAAAAACTAGAAATGAAATGTGTGAAGCTCTAGGTGTTAAATATACTACTTTCACTGATTGGGTTAAGGGTAATTCTTATCCCAGAATTGACAAAATAGAACTCATGGCAAACTATTTCGGAATTTCAAAAGCCGACTTAGTAGAAGAACATTCTCAGCTTGAAACAGTTACAATTCAAAAAGATAGTTATGAAAATTCTCTACTTAATGAAGCTTCAAAATTAAACCAAAATGGTAAAGTAAAACTCTTGAACACTGTTCAAGAAATGTCTTGCAGTCCTTTGTATAATGATAATTATTTGCAAGCAGTCGCCGCTCACGAACGCACAGACATCAAAGCAACGGACGAAATGCGAAAGCACGACGATGACATCATGGACGATGAAAACTTCTGATCGGGGTGGTTGCGACGTGACTTATGAAGAAATGTTAATAGAAAATGAAGAGGTAATCGTAAAAGAAAAAGCTTTACGTTCAAGCGACGGACGTATCAAAGGAAATAAAATTGCAATCAGAAAAGATATTGAGACAGATACGGAAAAAGGCTGTGTGCTGGCTGAGGAACTCGGGCACTGGTACACGACTTCTGGTAATATTTTGAATCAAGAAAAAATTGAGAACAGAAAGCAAGAATATCGTGCACGTTTGCACGGTTTTAATTTAAAAATCGGACTTATGGGACTTATCAGAGCATTTGAGCATGGCTGCCGGTCCGCATCAGACATAGCGGATTATTTGGATGTGACGGAAGAATATTTGAAAGAAGCAGTTGACTGCTACCGGAGCAAGTACGGTGTGTGTACAACTGTGGATAACTACGCTATTTATTTCATTCCTGCTCTAGGAGTGATGAAAATAGATTGAATTTGAAAGGAGGACAAGGCACATATATAAATGCACTCACAAAGGATAAAATAAATAATGAAATTACTGTGTATTTTATATGAAAGGGGAATTACCTATGAAAAAGAAAATTGTAACAATGCTTCTACTGGCTACATTATCAGTCAGTGTCGTAGGGTGCGGATCCGGCTCTTTTTCCGGAAGCACAAAAGAAAACTCTAAAACTTCCCAGAGCGAAGAAAAAGAGGAAGAGGCAAAAGAACCAACTGACCTAACCGGTGTGTGGGCATCTGAAAATAAAGATGGTTCTTATCAAGAAGCAACAATAACTGATGATTCTATCGAAATTAACTGGATTTCCGATGATGGGGCAACAAAATCCGTTTATTGGTCTGGAACGTATACTGCACCAACTGAATTTGTTGAAGAATATTCATGGACTTCTGATAGGAATAAAGAAAAAACAGATTCCGCATTGCTTGCATCGACTGATGATACCAAAGAATTTACATACAAAAATGGGAAAATTAGTTATGAAGTTTCAGCAATGGGTACAACTTCTACTGTTGAATTGACTCAAACTTCTAAAGATGCTTCAGAAACAGCAACTGAATCAGAAACCGGAACAAGTGATACAACTACTTCTGATTCTTCATCCTCTGACACTGCAAATAATACTTCCAAAGAACAAGCTTCTTTTGAAGTTACTTATAAGAATGTTTCATTTTACCGGGATAGCATCTCTGATTTAATTGGACAGTCTATTGTTGAAATTGAAAATACCGGAAGTAGTAATTTGTATTTAGATTTCAGTTCCTATGAATTAACTGCAGAAGATGGAACAATCATTCATACAACCAGTGGAAGTTTTACACCTGCTCCTCAAGTAATTGAACCGGGTGAAAAAGGTTATTATTACGAAGAACAACTTATGGATGACCAAACTCCAACCGAAGGAATTACAATCACGCCTCACATTAATGCTTCCACTGCGAAAGTAGACAATGTTCGCTTAGAAGTAAGTAATACAGAGGTTTACGATAAGGATATGGGTAGTGTTGACTTACACGGAAAAGTAAAAAACACAACCGGAGCAGCTCAGACAGATATTTGTGTAACTGCGGTCTTATTCAATGAAAATGCTGAACCGATTGGTCAGCTTTCGACTGTTCTTGCAAACACTTTACAGCCTGATGAAGAAATTGGATTTGAATTAGAACCGGTATTCCTTCCGGAAGATATCACAAGCGCATCCATTGCAGATTATAAAGTATTTGCTTATACAAATCAGTATCAATACTAATTTTATTAACAAAAGAAAAACCGGTTCCTGCTCCAACAGAAACCGGCAAATACAAGTAAATATCCGGAGACGCATATAATCTCCTAACCTAACAAAATTATTGTATCATCTCCGGAGCAGTCACGCAAGCAGAACATCTGTTCCAAGCTGGCTGTTATTTTTATACCCAAAAAGGAGTGATAACATGGCAACAGCACGAAAACTTGCATCCGGCTCTTGGCGATGCCAGATCTATAGTCATACTGAGGAAATTATTCAGCCAGACGGCTCTGTTAAACAGAAACGATTTTACAAATCATTTACCTGTGACGTACCTGGTCCAAAAGGCAAGCGAATGGCAGAGCGGATGGCTGCCGAATGGGCTTCTGAAAAGGAACATAAGAAAAATATCTTAAACTGCACGATTGGTGAAGCGATTGAGATGTATATTAATTCAAAAGATGGTATCTTAAGCCCCTCTACAATAGCCGGATACAAAAGGATGCAAAAAAATGGATTTAAACATATCATGAATACTTATCTTACAAGTGTTGATAAGGAATACCTGCAAGAGGCAGTAAACCGTGAAGCCAAGCGAAAGAGCCTCAAAAGACCAACAGAAACTATTTCACCAAAGACCGTAAAAAATGAATATGGCTTAATCAGTGCAGCTTTAAATGCTTTCTGCCAAGGAATTGATACCAATGTAAAACTTCCTACCGTTCCGGTATTAATTAAAGATTTACAGACTCCTGATGCAATCTTTGCTGTATTCGAGGGCACAGACATCGAACTGCCAGTGTTACTTGCTATGTGGCTTAGTTTCTCGATGTCAGAAATTCGTGGTCTTACAAAATCAAAATCTATCTCTAAGGACGGAAATTATATATCAGTCACGGAAACAGTTGTAAAAGTGGATAATGACGATATCAGAAAGAAAGAAGCAAAAAATAATACCAGAATCCGCAGACACAGGATTCCGGAATATATAAAAAGCTTAATTGAAAAAGTACCTGGCGATGTGCTTGTACCATATTCCTATAACACCCTCTATAAGCGTTTCCAGTACTTATTAGAAGAGTCCGATATGCCACACATGACATTTCACGACCTCAGACACATAAATGCCTCTGTCATGGCACAGCTTCGTGTACCGGATAAATATGCCCAGGAACGTGGTGGTTGGAAAACAGACCAGATAATGAAAAAAGTATACACTCATACCTTTTCAGATGAACGAATTGCAGTGGATAATGTTATGGATAATTTCTTTGAAAACATTGTTCAGAATCTTTCGAATTGTATGAATTGTTTAGACAAGCCCTCTCATGAATAAATCTCTTCATGAGAGGAAAAACACCCATTTTTAGCTATTTTAAAAACTATGCAACACGAAATGCAACACGAAATAAAAAAAGTACTGTAAATACAGTACTTTTAAAGCAGGGGATGAGGGATTCGAACCCCCATCGACGGTTTTGGAGACCGGTGCTCTACCATTGAACTAATCCCCTATATTCTTTTTTTAATACATTTCCTTAACACGCTTATCATTATACAATAAATAATCTGTTATTGCAAGCTGTTTTTTTTATTTTTTGAAATGTACCTTCAAAACTACATATACAAAACCGAAACCATGCAGACACTTGCCGCTC